CACCAACAACAACAAAATATACAGTATTTACATTAAAGCAAACAAACAAATAAATAATTAAATAAAATTAACTACAATTACAATAACTAACAAACAAACAAACAAACAAAACTAACAATTAAACAAACTTAACAACAATTATAACTAACTAACAGACAAACAAACAAACAAATAAATAACTCACTAAATAACACCTTCTATTCCTTTCCCTTGTACATACAATTTATAGACATAGTCAGGTTCACACTTGAACAAGTAATAGAGATAACTCTTGGGAAAGCGCACAAACTCAACCCCCTTCTCTCTACAAAATTCTTCAATTTTCAGTACTGTGTCTTCGTCTTCGTGCAAATATAACTCTCTCTGCACGGCATCCAACTTTCCGGACATAACTTCCTCCAAGTCTTTAGTTGAATCGACCCAAAGAAGCGTATTGTCCAGTGTCTCCTTAGAGAGTGGGGCAACGATGCCTAACTCAGTATGAAATCTAAACCCTCGTTTAAGAAAAGTTAACTCGTCAACGCTCTTATTAGTTATATCCTTAGACTTGGAGCCATCGGTGTAAGTCATACCGATCGACTCAAAAAACTCTTTCATAGAGTGAGAATCTAGGGGAAATTCTAAGTTGGCTAACTCTTTGGAAACACCACACAATTTATCATCTCCCATGACAAAATCAACTACATTGTTCAGAAAGTGACCAACACTAGGACGCTTTTTGTTTCTTACACACATCCAATAGTACCAAATTGCTGTATAAACTCGATTATATATACTATTAAACAATGCTGTAATCCACTTCCCTGACTTCATACCGTGTGTACCTAAAAATAAAGTGTTAAGAACCAGAACCCATGATCTCACTGAGTTCTCTAATAAGAAGCTAAGAATACTTTTATCTTCGTCACTGCCAACAAATTTACTTAAAACAACTTTATTGACTAAGTCTTGAACTTGAGCTAACTGTTTGGCATCCCATTCGCCTAAATCAGCGTCCCACTTGAGCTCACATTTGGATATTTCTTTATGAACTCTGGGCCACTCAGAAAATGGGTTCAAACCTATCATTATTTGGTTTTTCCATTTCTCGAAAACGACTCCTTCAAACAAACGACCCATTAGTCTTTTCATCTCATACTGGGCCAATAAATTGTCTATGGTAAATGATCTAGGTTTATTGACTTTTTCCGGCACTCTCGTCTCATCTTTCAAAGCCTCATACATCATGACATCTTCCAATTTAACTCTACCTTCCAAAATCCGAGCTCTGAACTCGAGCATACGTTTTTCGAACTCAGGGCGCATACAACCATTTTCATAGTCCAAATACTCCTCCTTATCTCCGGGGAAGAAGTAACCATTAACTGACTTTTTATTCAAAGATGGTAGATTAGCATTGCCTTTAATAACTTCATAATCAGGTAAGCTACCAAAACTGGGTATTATAACACTCAAAAACTTCTCACCAAATTCTAACTCTTCACTAATTACACTACCTTGGGGAACATAAAATCTAGAAGCCCTTACCACCACTGTCTTATCTCCGTTAGCACTCAAATTAGGTGGAAACTTAGTAGGTTCTTTTAACCCAGCCAATGGAGAGGGTACTATGTGGGTCTTCTTTTGTGGTTGGTGATAGTAATCTGTCTTACATTTAATTCCACTAAAACTTCCTTCAACTCCCAAAACATTGACATCCAATAAGTTCTTATCTCTTTCTAAACACGTCCTTATCTTATCTATCAGGGACTGGGAGAAAACTCTAGATGCCCCATATTCACCATTCCCACTCAAATGCATCCCAACAATACCTATGTCAGGATCAACCAACAAAGCACCACACAATCCTGGACACGAAATTCCATAGACTACTGGATTCTCTATAGTTCTATAAATTTCTCGCTCTAAACCTGTCTGAGGTTGCCGATAACGAATTGCAGTGGGGTGCACCGATGCACTGGCTCCTAAATCAACTACGGCATCACAGGTGACTAGATGCAACTTAGCCGTTTTACCATTATTAACTTTGAAATACTGACTCGCCTTCTTAAAAGGAGTCAGCATATCTTTGGGCAACGATAAAACTGCTATATCTTTCTCTTCTTCCATGATTTCCACAGTGAAGGGCACCATATCTAAAGCTCGCCAATCATTAGTTACAGCATCATAACTACTATAAATCGTGCATTCTTGCCTTACTTTAAATAACATGTGGGCAGGTATTATAACATAGTGGCCCGATATCAAACACTGTGTCATGGGTTGCACTCCGTTATCTCTATATAAACGAATAACTCCCATGTGACGCTTAATAGCATCTAACATAGTCGATGTATTCTCCTCAGCAATCAGAACAGTTGATGGGGTTATTTTGATCTTATGGCTCTTAACGGTCATAGACTTTCTCCACATATCCACCATACTCATATCCTCATCTTCTACTCTACCCCACAAAGATCTAATATACATTAGCCCTGCAGCCAAAGCTGCTGACGCAGAGAAATACACGACCCAATTAGGTACTTTAGAGGCGAGATCACCAACTTCAACGACCCAGGAAGAAAAATAACCCAGTAACTTACCCACATAATACGATACAAAATCTGCCGCATCAGAACAGGCTTCGACACAGGATGTCAGCAAGTCTCCCCAATTCTGGGACTGCCAGGCATCATGAAATTCCTCCTGACAATTATCCAACATGTTAGCTACCTCCAACCTCAACTGCTGCTTCTGAATCTCCGAACACGTTATAGATGTATAAATGCTCTGGTAGTACTCTTTCAGAATTTTGATCCACGCAGTAAGCCAAACTGTTATTCTAGGAACAGCATTGTCGTAACCATCGTCAAAATATAATGACAAAGGCAACTTCTTAGCCAATCCAGGTGGATACTGCGAAACAAACCGATGTTCTTTCATATCATACCTATAATACGTACACGAGTGATCAGTATACTTAAAGACATGACCACGTCTAAACAAAGCCTCCTTATCACTTATACAGTCAGATCTTAAAAACGTTAAATCAGTAAATTGATTGGTCGTAAGTAACATAACCTCGCTATTAAAATACTTCGTATCTTTTAAATCAACAGAGGCACACTCTAAGGGTAACTTCAAGGAAGACACCATATTAATAATTGTCCTCCATTGCGAAACACCTTGTTGTCCAACATCATCCATAACAAAAACCTCCTCATTGTTGTAGCCGTCATAAAAATCCTTACCGTCATCAACTGACTTAACTGTATGGACGTAAGTTGATAAACCCAACACCTCTGACACTTTCACAGAAGCTACGGTCTTTCTACAGCCAGGGGGCCCTTCTAACACAATACATACCGGCTCTTTGCGAGAACAACTCTCGTAAGAGTCCACACTCTTGTGTAAACGAACAAAAGTATCCCATCTACTCCGTATAGGAGCTGGGCCAGACTTGACATAATCCAACAAAATTTCATCTTCGTTGACCTCCTTAAAGAGATCACGAACCTCCTTCCTAAATTGGGGCTCTATCATGACTCGCTTATCTCTTTGCCACAACTCCACCTTTGATTTCATATGCCCAAATCTCTCATACTTATAGCCCAACGACAAAACTTGCTGAACTCGTCTCCTAACACAAACAGGAACTCCTGGTACATAGTCAAATAATAAAAGCAGCAACTGTGAAATTTGAGAAAAGAACTCAAACAAAAAATTTGGGGTGTCGAACAATTTCTTGGACGTCAAAAGCGACATTTTCTTCAAAATGTCAACTGCCGTTGGTGGCATTCCCATGGCTAATGTGGCCAACAGAAGGCCATCAAAAGACTCCGCTTGGAAAGGAAGATCTCTAACTCTCATAACCAAAGAAGCTATTCTAGCGAAAAACCCAACCAAATAAGTGGGTGTCCAATTAGAATATGTGGGAGTTATAGCACTAATATACAACGAGAACATATCCAACAAAATGGGAGGAACTGTCTTATCGTCTCTCATTAATGTTATAGCCTGTGAAAAATAACCCGCAGTAGTCTTAGACACACTAACCAGGTTCTTAACAACGCTAAACAAACCTTCAGCTTGCCAGGTGTTCTTTACTATTATTTCTCGCGCTTGCGCTCTAGTCCCACTAATCACCTTAAACAAACACTTTCCGTGTGTTATAACTAAACCCTCTCTGGATTTAAACTCTTGCTTGTGAACTCTCAAAACTACTCTATTCAAATAATCTATTACATAAAAATTAGACTTCTTATTTAAACCTACAACAGCAAAATGGGGCGCCAGGGTTTGGGAACTGACAGATCCCCGTGGAGTAAGAGACCACGACTCTTTTTTGTTACTTCCAGAATCCATAAATGTTTTCTAAAATCGGCTTTCTACACCACAAAAAAGAACTTCAAATCGTACATTCGGTTCTTCCGCCATTACGATAGGGTCTACTGCTTGAATTCAGCGCGACAACTGAACGGACGTAACTTACCTTACGACTGAGGTTTAAGGACGACCTAGTCCACCTTCTGCTTTAACCTGACTCGGCAATCAGGTAGACATGACTAACTCATGACTGTATTGGATAAATATATAAATTCTATACACCAAATAAATAATCAATTACAAATCGCACATTTGGTTCTTCCACAATTACGATAGGGCCTTCTACTTGAAGCCAGCTCGGCAACTGGCCGGACGTAACTTACCTTACGACTGAGGTTTAAGGACGGCCTAGTCCACCTACTTTAAGAAAAAGGGGTTAGAAGTGATGAGTAATAAGCCCAAGCAGGAGCGTCTGCTGATAACGCTGTAGGTGCACCCGTTGGTGTTCCAGAGGGTATCTCTTCGGCTGTAATGTAAAATTTATCACCACTAACAGTTGTATAGGGGAGATCCAAAACGGGAGCAAAAACTTGGAAACCAAAGCGTGTCTCATCAGTAAAGGCTGCATAAGCAACCACTTCAACCTTTGCTCCCGTTGTTAAATTAAAGTCAACGTATAAATGTCCTAAATTATTCTGAGGGGACAACGATGTATTATCATTTCCCTCATCTCGCACCCACTCCATAGAACCCAAGAAGTTATATATAGTGTTATGAGGAATAACCCCTTCGAATTGACAAATGGTTCCTAATGGACCGCCATTGTGCGAGAAGGTTGACAACTCTGTCATAACCGTAGGACATGCACCTTCCAGCGATCTCTCCAACCAAAAACCAGATTGGGAAACATCAGGCTGGGTTTTAACATAGGCATTAACTGCTGGATTATATGCTATGTTGGGTGGAATATACCTGACTGCGGACGACGATGCTCCAAAAATCTTCAATTTATACTTGATACCCCCATTATAACCGTAGAACATTCGAGAGCAAACCATTCGAGAACCCCTCGCGTCGAAAGGATCCCTCCAGGTATCTATCAAGTCTCCCACGGGAATAACCAGGGCATCAGACGAACCAGATGTTTGTTGATACGTATAGTATTGTGAAAATTGAAATCTCCTAACCAGGGGTCTAACATCAACTAACGGTATTAGCCTATCAGGTTTCAAATCCTCCTGGTCGGGATTGGATGAAAGCAAAGGAGTTTGATCACTTGGAACATTCATAACTTCAGCAGACTCAGCTATAAAGGAGTCTTCATCAATGGAAATTTGCCTCCTAATTCTAGGAGACAAAGAATCATCGGAAATTATCTCTGATTTCGGCTTTGGCTTCTTCTTCTTATCGGTCTCCTTAGCTGTTTTGTCGGTCTTTGGAGTAACATCTACTACCTTATCTGCTTTAGGTTTGGAAGAATCATCACTGGTATTATCAGAGGTATCTTCAACTTTAATAGTAGGAGCAGTGACCTGTGGTTTAACAGGTCCTTTAAGCGTTCTCTGCTGCGCAAGTTCCTTAGGAATATCAGTATACTTAATAGGATCTTTAACCGCTCCTCTAGGAATCAAATTATTGAAACCAGGATTAACATAAACAGGGTTAACAGAATAGCCGTAAAAGGAAAAATTCTCCTTACACCTCATATATACATTAAACTCGACAGTAGTCGAGACGCTATCAGTAGCCACAAGTGGTTGTAAAAGATAAACATACAACATTCCATGCTGCAAAGCATTGGCTTTTAAATCCCTGGTATTATAAAGGATTTCATTCCTTGCTAGATACGGTAGATCAATCACCAAGGTCTGGTTACCTTGGGAAAACTCAAGCACCTCTACCAAGGAATTTGTTACACTTGCCATAGAAGGAAAGGATGTCAAAGCTAATCTCGATGGAACATAATACTTAGCAACTTGCAACTTCAAACTGTGCTTAGGTGTCATAACAGATTGTATAACCAACTCCATGTCACCTTTCCAAGCTCTAGTCATCCAGTAAAGAGCTTCTATATTATTCGCTATACGAACTCCACCTGAACAACCACCTTGCCACGGAGAAATGGGTCTAGACCACAAAAGTTTGCCAGAAGTATCAGCGGCAGAGACCGAAAAAGTTCCTAAATACTGAGGTTTGGATAATATACTAGCCATCAGCATTTCGTCTTCATTAGTGTGAAATATGGGTCCTTTAGTAATCCTGTCTGAATCAGAATAAGGATCCAACTTCTCAATGCATGTGCCTGAATCAACTTGATTAGCATAATTCCTGAGGGACATAATCTCTTTCTTATTCAAAACTGCATTATTCGGGTTATGAAGTCCTGTATAATAGCGAAAGGTCTTGCGCAACGCATCTATAAAATCCCCCGTAACTCTTTTAGCTCCAACTGTCATAGAATCTGCTGTCCTGGTGACTGCGCCCTCCAAAAATTGCGACTCAGAAACAAAGTCAAAACAGCAACACAAAGCCCTACCACAAAACAAAACTTTAGACCCAACATCTAAAGCTTCGCAGCACAACTCCTTGGCCAACTCCTTACAAGAATTCTCGCCTTCACTGGTATAACTAGTGTCAGTCGACTCATCTTCTCGAGAATCGGAATTTTGGAGGGCCAACTGCGGCTCTGAACTGTCAGTGACCTGACCGCTCTGAGTCACCCAAGTGACCGGACTAGGGTGTGGAACATAAAGTTCAAGTTCTTTAAACACAACCTCAGCTACGACAGTTAACTCTGTTGAAGCACCCGCAGCCGGAACTAATGGATTTAAAACCACTATAATCAACTGTGAATACGCCATGCCTGTTTGAGCTAAATCTGGTGTTGTAGCCTCGGAACCAGTTGCAGTTTGAACAAATGCTAAGTCGGTATTAACATAAAAAGGAACCTCAATACAAACACTCGATGCCTCATTAGCAGATAAAAATGCATGGGGCGATGACATTAATGTGTTCATAAAACCTGGCATATACAAATCAGGATTTATCGCCGAATTGTTGGAAGGTATAACTGCTGCTAGGAGCATACCTTGATGACCGATGGTTCCAGTTAAACTAAGGTTCACACAAAACCTAGTCCTAAACATGCCGCCAACTCGAAGAACGTTATTCAGCGGCAAAATGCTGGCAACTACTCCGTAAGGCAACAATGGCGAAGCATTGGGAATTGCTTGAAATCTAGGTTGTGTTGAACTCCATACAAAATTCTTATACAAAAAAGGCTTCTCCAAAAAAGGAGATACATCTATCTTATACTTGCTAGGAACGCAAGATAAAGGGGCCATCTCATTATATTTCTCCGGAAGAGATGACTGGGTCCTAGTTTTCATAACAGACCCAAAACCGGATTCAACTGCTTTAATTGATTGTGCGGCAGACTCTAAGTAGACGGTTATCTGCCATACCCCGCTTACTTTGTCCATACTTATAAATTACGATTTATTGTTCGCCTCCCGTATGGAGAAGTTAAACGTGTTTCAAAACGCAACAGGTTGGGTGATCAAATAAATTAACCACAGAGTAATAAACATCAAACATTAATATTATAAAACAAATAAACAACAAATGATATATACTCAATAAAAGTGAATAAGCCACAAACATTGTATCTAAATAAATAAAGTCCTCGGATTCAAAAACCTCAAAAACTAGTAAAATAAATAAAACAAAAGTGTGTGTTTTAAACGCACGCGCGGAGATAGGGTTAACTGTATGAATAAGTTAATCCAATAACAACTAGTGCAAGTTTGTTATAACTATAATTGAACGCCATAGGGTTAACTCACTTTAAAAGTGAGTTAATCCAACAGCGTTTACCAATTTTGAA